TAGAACGTTAGTGCGTTATTTAATGGCTAATCAGTGGAGCAGTCCAAATTCTTTTGGATGGTCCACTACTAGCATTTCTAAAAGAACTTTGTCTACATACCTTAGTTTACATCGTATGGACAAAAGTAATGATAATTATATTATTGCTGAAGCTATAATTTGGTCACATCGCGTACATAAGCCTGTAAACTTTATTACCGCAGATGCTTGTCAATATCTTATGGCTAGTTAGTTTAGAAAAGAATTAGTCGTTGATTATTATGTAGACACAAATAAAAAAGAAAATTTATGGAAGGGTTATTAGGAGTTTACACTTACTGATGACGAAGTAAACATATTCTATCAAAATCCTGAAAATAATTTTTTAGGATTGGTTCAGAATGAATATGCCATCCTCTATCATAAGGATGATATGATGGACATTGTTAAATGGACCGGTTCAAACTATGAAGTACTGAAGTATAAAGATTGTAATACTGATTACTTTGGTAAAGTTAAGCCCTTGAACATATAGCAACGTATGCTATTTGATTTGTTACAGAACCATGACATACCATATAAGGTAATTCGAGGGCAATACGGTTCTGGTAAAACTTTTCTCGCGTTAGTACATGCTTTAAATTATGTCAAATGGCATCGTTATGAAAAAATCGTATTCGTAAGAAATAATATAGAAGTTGCTGGTTCAAAAGAACTCGGAGCACTTCCTGGTGAGCAAGAGGACAAATTAATGCCTTATCTTATGCCCCTAGCAGACCATTTGGGCTCGGTCGACTACTTGCGGCGCTATATAGATGAAGGCGTAATTGAACCAGTGCATCTTGGGTATTTGCGTGGACGTAACTTTGAAAATAGCATTATTTTAGTTGATGAAGCCGAGAATTTGACTACAGATAATGTTAAATTAATTACAGGTCGTTGCGGCAAGGGTAGTACATTGTGGATACTTGGCGATGAGTCACAAACCGATTCTGATATTTTCCGTAAAAATAGCGGAATTGCTTCACTATTACATAGTTTGAAGGGAGACCCATTATTCGGATCAATTGAACTTCAAAAATCAGAAAGAAGTGCTGTAGCACAGCTTGCAGCCAAAATAAAGTAAGAGGAGGGCATATGCCCTCCTCTTCATTTGTTAGCTACAGATTTGATAAATAAAAAATAATATGATATAATATATGTAGAAAATAGAGAAAGGATGGATTATCTATGTCACTTAAAAGTGGTCAGAGAGTAGCTTGGTTTGACGTGCAATCTAAGTCTTATCATTACGGTAATGTTTTGCCAACTGGCGTAGAACTATCTGATGATGGTTTAAATGTTTATATTGATGATGCGGTTTCACGTTTTGTGTCTAAAGTCCCATATGATTCCTTAGATCTAAAAGTGCGAGAAAAGTATGATGACACAGGTGATTTTATCACACTAGATCAGTGGGTCGAAGATATCGCCGCGAATTATTTTACCGATTATGATGGCTCAGCATATTTCACCGATGGAGAATATTTGTACTCTATTGGAAATCCATTTGAACTTCATACTAAAGATAAAGCTGAACCCTATCGACATTTTAAAGGAGTAGTATTTTTCGGTAAGTGAGGATTACTATGCAAGATTATGGTGTAAAAGACATTAGAACATTGGAAGGTATGGAAGCTATCCGAACCAGACCTGGTATGTATATTGGCTCGGTTGGTGAAGAGGGTATATGGCAAATTACTCTTGAAATAATTTCCAATGCAATCGACGAATATTTGGTTGGTGCCTGTGATGATATACATATTACTCTTGATGGCCCTCGTGTTATCGTGGCTGACAATGGGCGAGGGGTCCCCTTTGGTAAAAATGATGATGGCGAAGAAGTCTTGGTTAATATTTATACTAAGCTGCATACTGGCGCTAAGTTCGATAGCGATGGTAATACTGGCTATAATACTTCTGGTGGTATGAATGGCGTAGGCGCCAAAGCGACTAATGCTTTGTCATCTTTATTTTCAGTTGAAAGTTTTCGTGAAGGTAAGCGCGCATATGCTTTATTTGCAAAAGGCGAATTAGTAAAGTTTGAAGTGCGCGATATCGATCATAAAAAGTATCAATACGATAAGGATCATGGAACTACAATTCAATTTATTCCTGATCCTGAGATTTTTAAAGATGTTGAGCTCGATGCGGATTATGCCCGTATCAAGAAACAACTTTGGGAACTCGCATATCTCTCTCCGGGTCTCCACTTTTCCTTGTTCTATCAAGGCAAGACGGAGCAAATTGAGAGCAAAAATGGATTACTTGATTACTTGGATACCCTTTGCTCTGAAAAGGAGCAATTGACCAGTCCATTTTATGTAGAGTCTGCGGAGAATCGTATTAAAGTTCGTGTTGCAATGCAGTATACGAACCAGTATAGTGATACATATAGATTGTTCACTAATAGTATTCCTAATACCGCGGGTACTCATTTAACTGGTTTTAGAACCGCATTGACTCAAAGTATTAACTCATATGCAAGAGAAAAAGGGCTTCTAAAAGAAAAAGATCAGAACTTCACCGGCGATGATCTTAAAGAAGGTTTAACTCTTGTTTTAAGTCTTACTATGCCTGATCCAGTATTTAGTGGTCAGACAAAAGGAACGTTAACATCCACAGAAGGGCGAACTGTTGTTCAGCGTTTAGTTTCTCAAGGTTTGACACAATGGTTTGCGGCAAATGAAAAAGATGCCAAGGCAATCGTTAATAAAGCATTGCTTGCGCGAAAAGCAAGAGAAAGTGCTAGAAAGGCTAAAGAAAATGTTCGTAACGTATCTACGAAACACAGCCGTATTACCCTACCAGGGAAACTGGCTGATTGCAGCTCAAAAAACCGGAATCTTTGCGAAGTCTTTATCGTGGAAGGTGACAGTGCGGCTGGGAGCGCCAAAGAAGCACGTGACCGAGCTACCCAAGCAGTTCTTCCGATTCGAGGAAAAATTCTCAACGTCCTCAAATGTGATTTAAATAAAGCTATGTCCAATGAAGAAATCAAGAGTATGATTATCGGATTTGGATTGCAAGTTCAAGGCAATAAAATTGTTTTGGATGAAGATAAATTGAGATACGGAAAAATTATTATCATGTCAGATGCTGACGTAGATGGAGAACATATCCGCGTCCTCTTCCTTACTTTTATTTGGAAGTTCTGCCCTGAGCTTATTACCAAAGGCTATATCTACGCTGCTGTACCTCCTTTGTATAGAATTATTAAAGGAAAATCTTCAATCTATATTAAGGGAGATAAAGAGCTTGAGGATTATCGAAAAGAGCATCCAGGAAGCTCTTATGAACTTCGTAGATTTAAGGGATTGGGTGAGCAATCTGTAGACGAACTTGCAGAATCAACTATGGCTCCTAATTCTCGTACCTTGAAGCAAATTACTATGGATGATGCAATAGCTGCATCTAATGTGTTCACTTCACTTATGGGCGAATCAGCAAGTCTACGTAAAAAGTTTATAGAGGAGAATGCGTTCCGTGCAAACCTTGACATTTAAGAAGATGTGGAACCACTTGCGGACGGTACAAACTCACCGCAAGTGGGTAAGATATTATTGTAGACTCGCAGGTATTCCTTGGCGTGGTCTTAAACATGATTTAAGCAAATATAGTCCTACTGAATTTTTAGAATCGGCTCGCTATTGGACTGGTACCCACTCTCCAATAGAGGAAGCAAAAAAACATCAAGGATACTCTCGCGCATGGCTACATCATCGAGGCCGTAATCCTCATCATTGGGCTTATTGGGCAGATAATTTTAGTGAGGGGTTAACTATACCCTGTATGCCTAAAGATGATTTTGTTGAAATGGTATGTGATTTTCTCGCCGCAGGACGTGCTTATAAAGGTAAAGAATTCACCTATAAGGGCGAATACCTTTGGTGGGAGAAGGATCGTGATCAAGGCTGTAAAGCTATGAATGAAAAAAATAAACTTATGCTGGATATTATTTTTTCTGATTTAGCTTGCGCAGAAGAATTGGTTTATGCTCCTTCTCCTGCGCGGTTAATTAAAGACAAATATCTCCAAGCAGTTTGGGAGGCAAATAAATGATTGAGATTTATACTGACGGCAGCAGTATGAAATCTCGTTCTGGCTGGGGCTTTGTGGCTGTCCGCGATGGCGAGGTTATTCATACTGATGCTGGTCAAGGACTTATTGGTTCTACTAACCAGCAAATGGAACTTATGGCAGCCATTTTCGCTCTTGACTGGTGGTGGAATGGTCCGAATAATACAGATGATGTTACTATCATAAGTGATAGTGCTTATCTTATAAATTGCTATATCGAAAGATGGTATGTTAATTGGGAAAACAATGATTGGAAAAATAGTAAGAATCAACCTGTTGCTAACAAGTCTTTATGGGAGCCATTGATTCAATACTTTAAAAAGCCTCAATGCTTTTTCCAAAAAGTTAAAGGACATTCCGGTCATGTTTTCAATGAATTAGCTGATAAGTTAGCAACAGGTGTGATATCACGATCTGTTGACTTGACAAGAGATAAAAAAGATGATATAATAAATATAAAGTTGAGTGAAATTCTCGTTGATTATTCTATGAAGAAATTCCCTGTAAGAGAAACAATAGAAAGAATTAAAGAAGTAATGCGAGGTTATAATGGCTGATAATATTATTCAGACTCCAATAGTTGGTGAAGTAGAACAATCATTTCTTGATTATTCACTATCTGTAATTACTGACCGAGCAATTCCTGCGGTAGAAGATGGAGTTAAACCCGTTGTTCGCCGCATTCTTTATGATATGTTAGATAAGGGATTGCGTAGTAATAAAAAATATGTTAAGTGCGCGACACCAGTTGGTGATACCATGTCGAGATTTCA